CAAACTTTGTTGCAAGTTGTCGATTTACTTTATTGACTCCACGTAGCTTCCAATCTTCAATATTGTCTGGCTTTATTGCAGGCGCCCCAACATTGCTAGCATACGGCAGTAGACCTGGATTATCTGCAATATTGTCCGGCTTTTTAGTCATTAGAATGGAAAGTCGTCGTCTAAGTCAAAACTAGTATCGGCTGGTTTGCTAGGTTTCTTTGGGCCATTATCGATATCTCCAAAGAAATCATCGTCATCGTCAAATCCTCCGCCCATATCGGCAGTCGGTTCAGACAACTGCGCACGGCCCTTAGCTACAATTCGCCAAGCCTCTAGGGTATTGAAATATTTTACAGTACCGGAATTGTCAACCCAATCTCGACCCTTAACGTTAAACGACACGGTTACCGTATCGCCAATACCATAAGAGTCTATCATATCACATTTGTCTTGAACAAGCTGCAATACTACTTTTTGAGAATATTTTTCGTCAGTTTCAATAACAAATTCTCTTTTGCGAAAGCCTTTATTGAATGTTTGAGTTGACAATACGTCAATGATTGTGCCAGTTATTTCGTAATTCATAATTAAAAGTTAGGATCAGTTATTTTTATGTCAAAGTCAGTGAAACCTTCGAATAGCTCTCGGTCGGCTTGCAGCCTAGCCTCAACTGAATGCCCAGGCATAACACGAGCTGAGAGACGATCTCTGCGAATAGACTCATCTATATCAAAATACATAATGAAACTATTAGCTCTGTCTTCTGGTTTGAGATGGGCAATTCCGCTCGGTGTCATGATAAAGACGTCATCTCGATGGAATTGGAGGTTTGACGTACCATAAGACCAACCATTAAAATCAATTATCTCATAGAAGGCATTATTGTCCTTCATTAATTGACATTCGGTTTCAGTTATGAAGTAATAGTCTTTAGCGTCTATTTCTCCAGGTCTTGGCGGTCTAGTTGTATAGCTAACTGCGTATTTAAAGCCTCGACTTTCAAGTAATTTTCTCATATGGTCCTTGCCTGATGCACCAGGACCGGCTAATATTATTCGTTTATGCATATCTTCTTTTATCAATTTGACTCAATAAGTTCTAGTGTCGCCATGTAAAACTTTAAATACTGGAAATCTTAGTGAGTGATTGCCATGCTGATCTTGAGTTTCTTCAAAGTATTGAACAGTAATCGTTTTACCGAGCAGCTCAGCTGGATTATCTCTAAAGAATCGACGCTGTTCCAACGAAAAGCCTGAGCCGACTTGTACTCGATTGCCTCGATGTTCAACTATTGCATTCTTAAGCATTAATTCTTCAACCTCAGCTCCATCAATAATAACTCGCTGAATTGCTGTTTCAAGATCAATGACTGTATATTCAGCATCATGCATCTCTTTGATCTTTAGGATTTCATTTGAGCGCTTGCCGAGATACGTTGAGTCCTTTCGTAACATCAGGCCTTCCCAACCCTCCTGCCTAACAGTTACCATTGACTTAATAACATCGTCTTCGCTGGCAACCTTAAATTGATCTAGGTGAGAAACTCTAATTAGTCCCTTGCCAGTCAAAGTCCACAACAATCTACCATTTCGAATTCCAAAAGTTTCAGTTGAAGTTCCATCTAGAAAATCTTCTAGTGAAAGCATATCAAATGCCAAGTACATTGGATTTTGGATAATGTGGTCCTTTCTACCGATTTGTTTAATGATGCCTTGAAAATCCTCTTTGCCATTATCGTCAACTAGACAGATCTCACCATCGATGACGGTATTTACTAAATTTAGCGTTTCAAGCTCGGCTGCTAAGACTCCCAGAGTTAAAAATTCATTGCCGGCTCTTGAATAGAATTTGACTTTGCCAGCCTCGTCAAAAATTGAAATACAACGAATTCCATCAAGTTTACGACTCATAAACCAAGTATCATTTTCGAAATCGACTTTCTTCTTTGTCTTTTCGTCGTATGGCATGGCTAAAGCAACGTCAAACGTTGGAATCGTATTGGGCAGGACAGCATTGATTAAAGTCGTTGTTGCCCTAGTTTTTAGGTTGCGATCAATCACATCATAGATGATATCTGCGTGATTTTGATTTTTTGCAATAAAACCATTCACAGCGGCAATTGCATGATTGCCAGTGATCCGACGTTCATTCAGACCATCTAATAATTGGAATAGAGTATCGTAACAATCAAATACTAGTTCCGGATGCTTTTTCAGATTGTCTGAAGTTACATAGTATTTTTTGAAAGGATGATATGTATACTTTAGGATTTGTCTAAAGTATTGAGAATCATACTTTTTGATGATTTCTTTCTTGTCGTTGGTCGATGAAGTAGCCTTCATTTCATCGATAAACTGCGCGATTAATTCAAAATTATCCATAGTTGAATATTATATCAGGTTAATATACAAAAAAAGAGGGCAGATAGTCTGCCCTCTTAAGAATAAAAATTCAATAATCTTTAGCCTTCCTGATCAGTTTGTGGCTCGTTTTGTGCATGCAGTGCCTGTTCAATTGCATTGATTTGCTGATCAAGCTCTCTCATAACCGAGATAACTTGCTGCAGAGATACTGCAACTTTAAAGATCTTTTGTGCAGGCCCGATGCCTGAACCTTCGTAACGATTTACCAATACTGCGAGTGCCTCAACAGTTGCCGCGGTTAATTTAACGCTAGTTGCTTCTTTGCCCTTTGGCATATTCTGCAAAGCTGCATCTAGTCCAAGGTATGCATTAATTAACATAAATGCATCGTTTGGACCTTTGAATGAGAACTTAGAATTGCAAGAATTCTTAAGCCATTTTAGGTCTTCTGCATCCAAATTAACATCAAAGAGGCCAGTTCTTAACTCAATGAGTTTATCTAGCTCAGCTTTTGGATCTTCGATCGGTTCTGATGCTTCGCCAGCAACAGTTTCATTTTGTACAGTTTGCTCGTCAAGAACTTGTGACTCTAGTGTATTGTCCATATTTTGAAATGATTTATAAGATTTTACTACGGATTGGCAAAAGGTTTAGCCTTTAACTCTATCTAAAATAATTAATTGAGAATATATCATCTTCTCATAGGCTTCGGAAATTTCCATAAAGCCGGCCCAATCGACTTCTTCGAGTTGCAATTGAGTCTTAGGTACCCGGTCGCCAGGCAATCCAATCTCAGCCGGATCTTCAATTCGACAGATTGCATAGAAGATGGTGCCGACTGGTTTTTTATCTTTGTGACTGTAAACAATTACTGAATGGATTGTTGGTTCAAGTTGATCTACTCTTAATTGAATTCCAGTTTCTTCAAACGTCTCACGTAGAGCTGCTTCCAACTCGGTTTCGCCCTCTTCAATTGATCCCTTGGGAATACCTAATGTTCGTTTTTGCCAGCTACCGCCAGTTGGATGAACTAATAGGATTTTGGTTCCCCAAATAATCGCAACGCCAGCCGCTCCAAATTTAGAGCGCTTGTTTTCTGCAATAAAATTTTCAAAGTTCTCAATCATCAGTCTTTCGATAATTTGCTTGAATGTACTTGGCCTTTTTGATTTCTTCGCGGCGCTTTACACTCGGCTTTACAAATTCTTGACGATTTCTAAGTTCTCTAACTGTGCCCATTTTATCGCTCTTTCGCTTATAGGCTTTAAGCGCTTGGTCCAAGTTTTTAAATTTCGAAATGTCTACAATAATCATATTTTATATTATACTCTATTTTTTGAATACGGATCCCATAAAACAAAACTAGAGAGATCGCTCCCTCTAGTCTATTTATGAAATTTGTAATATTATTCTTCTTTCTTTTCAGGTTGGGCTAGAGCAGCTCCCTTCTTCATATTGGTTTTGATTTTTGAAGCTTCATCAGCTAATGGACCAGTACCAGTAATACCTGCCCAATAACCATTAACTAGTGATAGTAAATCTCCGCTCAATTCTGACGCAACACAATATTCATAGAATTCGCCTTCGTCTCCAAAATTTTTGCTCCAAGTAGAAGTAACTAATTGGGCAGACTGAGCGTTCAATGCTAAAATCATAAACGCAATTTGTAATTCATCGGCTCCATCAGTATAACCTTTTGCAACTTCTCTAATTTGAGTACAGTATGCATAAGCAGCAGCTTCAGCATCGATTGCTTGACCACCCTGTGTATTTACGTCAGAAGTGGCTGCACTAATTCCTTGACCGGCTGCAACACCTGCACCGACTCCGGCTCCAATTGCTGCACCAGTTCTAGCGGCATTACCTGCTGCTGTGATTGCTGAAAAACCGCTCTTTGCTAAATTTGCATCGGCTGCGCCAGCTGCAAGAGTTGCAACGTTTGCGCCTCCTCTAATTCCAACACCAGTCGCATTACCTGCTAAACCTGATCTAAATGCTTTGGCCGTTCCGCTGATTTTATTTACTGCACCTGCTGCTCTAATTGCTCTAGCTCCAGTAAATAATCCTTTAGCTGCAGCTCCGACTCCGAAGGTTGCAACTCCGATAACTACATCTAATACTAGTGATTGAAGGAAATCAACGCCTAGCGCAGTTTGAATGTCTTTTTCGGTAATTTCTTGACCATATAGTGCTCTAGCAAAAGCGTCCGGGCTACCGGTAAATTCTCCATCGAGTGCAGCATACATGTCTTCTTGATATGCAGCTGTGTATGCTTTATTTAAAGCATCGAAAATTACAGTTGGATTTGCATTAGCACCTGCGGCAGTTGAATGAATTGCTCCAGCAATCGCTGCTAATTTATCTTCATCTGTTCCAAAATTTAGACCAAACACTGATGTTCCTTCAACTCCTCTTCTAAATTGAGTCGCTAAGAAGTTCATATCAAGGCCGTCAATTAGAATTTTAGTGCCGTCTTCATCGAACCATACCATGTAATTACCTTTTGGGTCAACTGCTCTGTTAACGATTACTTCGTAATCAATTTCGCCTTCTTTAAATTTTAGCGGAGTAGTTTTCAAGTTTACGTCTTGGCTTAGAATAAATGGCTCCAATTGACCAATAATTGTTGCTTTTTGCCTGTCGGATCGTTAATAATTGCCTTGATCGCTTTTAAACCAGCCGTATCTGTATCAACTGGGGTAGCAAGAGACTTTGCAGCTGCTTTAGTGGCAGCAGATGGAGTCGCTTCAACGACAAATGCATTATTCTCAAGCATCAATGCGTATTTTGAAAGATCTAATTTTTTCATTAGGAATCAAATTTTGTTAGTTTTTATTTGTATGGATCTGTCTCCGGTGTGTAGGTCCAGCCCTTATTTACAAAGTAGTATTTAACTTCTCCGGCTGGAGCTGGAGTAGGTTTGTTATCGTCTAGCTTAGTTTCGTCAAAGATCTTCTTAACTGCTGCTTTATCTAGGCCATTTAACTTACACCATTTTGCTAGATCGATGACCGTGTTTGCTGTAATACTTGTAACTGCAACACCTGCACAATTCAAAAAACCTAAACCTTCAGCTGTACCGTTACCATAGACTCCGTCAATTCCGGAATTTCTA